TCATTTTGTGGGTTTAACAATTTCACCGACTCGCCTGTACACCTTCTTGGTCATCTCTTCTGTCGAGTGCCCAAGCAGTCTGCTTGCATGAGTCAGCTCAATTTCACTGGCCGCTTTTGGTCGAATGTCCTTGAACTGAAACTGCCGAATGCTAGCGGCCAGTGTGGGGTCGCCGTCAGTCGCTGCTTTGATTGCGGCCTTCTCTCGTGCATCGTCCCATCGGTTGCGCAGCATCTGCTGGCTCATTCGCAGCCCTGATGCGTTGGTGATCAGCGTCGACGTCCTGATGCTATTGATAGCTCTACGCTCCTGCAGGTCCTCGATGAAGGCACTCAAGCCGGACTGGACGCCTGCTTCTTCTAATCGAAGGCGCAGTCGCTTTTCGGTTTTGCCCTGGCCAATCAGTAAGAATCCGTTGTTCAGGTCGGTAGCGGCGATCTTGAGCACGTCCGCGGGGCGTTGTCCGGTCAAGTAGGCCAGGTCCATCGCGTCCTTAAGCTCTTGCACTGCCTCGGCGTAGACCGCATTCCATACGGTCTCGCCGGCGTAATAGTCTCTAGGCTTCTCCTTGTTGCGACGAACGCCGAAGCAAGGGTTGGCTTTGTCGGTTAGGCCCCACTCTCGGGCAATGGTGAACGCGTGAGAGAGCAGGGCGATCTCACGATTGGCCCTAACCTTCGCTGTTCTGGCATCGCGGTACTGGGCGATCACTTGGGGGGTGATGGATTCGATAGGAGCGCTTTCAAAGGCTTTCCTGAGTTGTTTGAGTTCCTTGCGGTTGTCCGACTGGGTGCGGATCGACTTGCCTGGGATGATTTCTTTTTCATACCGGTCAAATACGTAGCTCATCAGGTGGTTGGGCTTTGGCGGCGTTGTGCACTCCAGCCTGGCCCATTCCACTTTGGCCTGATCGAGGTCTGTCCCCAGCGGGATCTCCTTTCGATTGCCGATGGCATCCCTGCCGTTGTAGTAGTACGACGTCCATATCTGGCCGTTCTTACCCTTCCTGATTCGCCGCACCATACGTGGCGGTAGGTCCCGGTTGGCTGTGGTTTTCTTGCGCATGCGTCAGCTCACGTTCGCCAGATTGAGAGACCACGTTTCAGTAACCGCGTTGACTGATGAGGGCTTTACACCTGCCAGCTTCAGCCTGGCGTAGACTCGACCCACAACAGGGCGCCGCGCGCCGGTCAAGACAAACTGCCAATGGTTTTCGGTCAGCCATTGGATTTGTTTGGACGGGAGCTGATAACCGGTGATCGTGCACAGTTCTTCATCGGCCAGGGTTTCACTTTGAAGTTCCATTACCGAGTCTCCCGAGGCTGTTGCAAAGATGAATAGCTGTGCATTGTTGGAAAGGGCGTATACCCCTGAACAGGCTGCGCGAGCGGGCAAATTTGAGCGATCAGCGATGCATCAGAGGTGGCTGCCTCGCGCAGCTTTTTGTGGGGTATAAGTGCCTCGGCAGTGGCGCTGATAGGGGCAATAATGCCTGCTGCTTCGCAGCAGAGGCTCTTTGTTTCTTGTGCGTTGACGCCGCCTGCGCTGCAGAGCAAAGCGGGCATGGCTTGGGTGTTTTTCTGTTCGATCGTCATGCCGCTTTCCTCTGCTGTTCGATAGCGAGTTGGTCCATCAGGCGCTGGGTGAGGCGCTGGCCGGAGTGGTGGGGAGTCCAGTTCATGCGGCCTCCTTGACGAGATCTGCCAGCAGCAGAGCGTGCTTGGTGTCCTTGTGCAGCTTGCGCACAGCGTCGGCGCCGATCAGCGCGGTCAGATGGCGGTCGAACTCTTTGCGAAACCGCGTCAGTTCTTGCAGCTCAGTGGTGGCCTTGGTGCATGCCTGCTGCAGCTCGCCGGCGGCCTCTGGACTCAAGCGCAACAATGGGTTAGGACGCTTCATGCTGCGTCCTCCTGAGCTACTGGTTTGAGCAGCTCGGCCATGGCAAGAACCTGGTCCTGCAGGGCGAGCGTTTCGCGGGTGATGGTCTTGCCGGTGCGAAGCGCGCCGAAGGTCGCGGCCGCAATCCTCAGCTTGTCGGCGACGTCCAGCAGGAAGTCGCGTTCCTTGCTCCCGAAGGTCTGGCTGGCTTTGAGCCTTTTGCAGTGCTGGGCCAGGTGGAGGTGATCAGCCCGGATGAATTGAAGGGACGCCCGCAGTTCGCTGATGGTCTTGGCGGTTTCTGCTTGGGTGATTTCTTTCCCTTCCTGCAGGCCTTTCGCTTTGCCATCTTTGCGGCCGAAGAAATAGCCGAGGTTGATCAGCAGTGCGGCAGCGAGTGTCAGGCCGATCAGGGCGTAGATTTGAGTTGCAGTCATGTGGTGTGCTCCTGGTGTTTTGCTGGGCCGGTGGTGGCGGCCGTTGGGTTAATCGTTTGCTTCGGTTTGGGTACGAGGCATGTCTTCATCCGCTCTGTAGGCACGGATGTCGATCAGCGCGGCGACATGCCGGATGTGCACGTATTTCGGGGCCTTGCGACTGCTGTCCAGGGTAGTGACGGGGAGCTCGATCCGGCCGCTGGTGATCTCGGCTGCAAACGACTCTTTGTTGAGGTTGCGGAAATACTGCTCGCGCAGCCTTTCCAGGGGGATCAACACGTCACCGAAGGTTCGGTAGAGCAGCTCGACGGTGGATGAGTCCGGTGCGGGGTGCAGTCGCAGTGGTGCTTGGCTGTTATTGCTCATGGCTCTGTTGGGCCTCCTTGCGTTTGTGGCGAGCTGGGTGGTTCCAGGCATTCAGGCAGTGGCGCTTGGTCAGTTCCCGCAGATGTTCTGGTACCTCGAGGAGCGCAGCGTTGCGCTCCTCTTTGGTACGCAGGGCTAAGATCTGGCGGGCGTATTCCCTAGGCCACGTCACGGCGGTCTGGAGTTGCCGGGATCTCCGGCATCTCCAGCCCCAACTGTTCAGCTAGCCAGGGCAGGCCGGCTTGCTTCACCCGGGTGGATTGGCTGTATTGCATGCCCAGCTCCGGGTGCCACCATTGGCCGTCCTTGATCCGCAGGTACTCACGGTCGCGGGTGGGGTAGGCCGGCAGATTGCGCTCGTTGAGTAGCCCCTTTTCGCGCATGAGGTCGATCAGTTTTGGCCGGGTGATGCCCAGGTACTGGGCTGCTTTGGCGAGATTGCGTTCCATGGTTAACCCCCTATGCCGCGTGTGCTGCAGGAGTTGCGACTGCAGCCAGGTGGTTGATGGACTCGACGATCTTCTCGTACATCTCAGTGTCGCTACCGCACACGGTGAAGCACTTGGTGCGGGGCTTTTTCACGCCAATGCTCATGATGGTGGTCACGGCTTTACGTGTGCGGTTGCGATGGAGTGCAACCTGAATGGGGAGGTCGAACCCCATATCCAGGCTGATGGTGCCGCCAGTACGCACTAGCTCGAACACTTGCTGCCGTTGTTCGGTTTCAAAGGTGCCGAAGCGGCGGACTGCATGAGGAAGTGTCAGCAGATCGGCCGAATTGCTAGGGTCGAAGGGACCGTTAACGATCTCTTCGATGAAGTCGGCCAGCTTGAGGTGCATCTTCTTTTCGTTCGGCAGGGTGAGCGTGTGGCGTTCGCTTCCCAGCTCGACAGTGAAGAGTGTGTCGGATTGGCTGCGTTCAACCTTGAGGCGGAACGACAGCACATCACGCCGCGGGGTGGACCGGAGCGTGTGGGTAAAGGTTTCGGTCAGATTGACCTGGGCGCTGAGCAACTGCAGCGTGCGGTTGTCGAGTTTGTACTTCCTCATGCTGCATGCCCTCCGCCGTTCGGGCCGAAGGGGGCGGGGGTGCCGCGGGGTTTCTGCGTGGGTTTGCTGGCGACGAACTCGCACCCGGCCTCACGGGCCAGGCGGCGGATTTCAAAGGTACGGGATGGATCGGTAGCGGCCGGGTGGACGTGCAGGGTTGCTGTGGTGTGCATGGTGTTGCCTCGCTCTGTGGTGGAAGAGTGAGGGGAATATCAACTCAAGGTTGTTAAATGTCAACTGTTGGTTGATTTTTTGCGGTCAGTCGGTAATACCTCCTTCGCCTCACAGCAGGGTCATGAGTGGTAAGGGGGATTTTCGAAATTCCGATTGATATCTGTCTGATGGGTGATTGAAGATGCGCGACTGTATTTTCACACGTGACTTGTAGAGAGGGATGCTGCCATGTCAAATGAAGCGAATGATGATAGAGATAAGGGTATTGGTGGTAGAGAATGTGTTCCTTATTTCAAAACTAATAAAGGGCAAATAATATTTGAGTTCTGGTATTTGGTGGTACTGTTGGTCGCGGCAGCCATCATTATGTTCTTAATTCAGTTTGGTTTTATGAGGGTGGAGTATAATAATAAGGTTTTCGTCTATGCCTTGTTTGGTGGTTTCTTGGGTGGATGGGTGTACGATGCGAAATGGTTCTACAGGGTTACAGCAAGGGGGAAGGATGATCAATATAAGTATTTGTGGCAATGTCATAAGTTTTATTGGAGAGTATTGACCCCTTTTCTTTCATGTTTAGTGGCGTTTGTTACATATATTTTGATTTCTTCAGGAATATTTCCTATTGTATTGAAGAACTCCAGTGCGGCCGGTGCTGCTTTTTCAATCTGCTTTATTTTTGGGTACTTTTCCGATTTGGTATTAAGTCGGTTAGCTGCTTGGGCGGAAGAGTTTCTGCCGAAGATAAAGAAAAAAGGTACAGATGGAAGTGAAAGCAATGAATAAGTGTAATGTATGCAAAGAACTGCAGTTGGGGATGCTCGATGGGTGTGATCCTAGATATCAAGCACTTATTGATAGTCGCAAAAATATAATCTACGAAAGTAGAGACTTCGTTGTTCTACCAAGCTTAGGGCCGCTTAACGATTCGCACGTGATGATCGTTCCGAAATTACACATAAATAATTTTTCTGTAGTCCCTGAATCAAAGCTGGCCCAAGTCCGCGAAATTCTTAGCGCTCTTTCGACATATATGACATTGAAGTATGGTAGGACTTTAGTTTTCTTCGAAAGCGGTGCAGGAGTTCAATCTAATCACTCGGGCGGGTGTATAGTTCATGCTCATATTCACTGTGTCTATGAGTCTGAGGAGTTTGAGCGCCGCTTATTTGAAGAAGTGGACTTTCAAGAGGGGGGGGGAAGTTGGTACGTGAATGCAGACAGTGATCAAGGTTATGTGTGGTATATGGATAGTAAGGGGAAAACTTTTCTATGCAACAATCCGCAGTTACCTTCCCAGTTTCTGAGATATGTATATTCGATGAGTGCTGGTGATATTAGATTCTGGAATTGGAGGCGTCATAATAACTATGAGGGGGTTCTGAAGGTTATAGAGTGCTATAAAGATATTCTCAGAGCATAGGTTTGTTTTTTGCTTCACTCAGGGGTAAAAGAACCTACAACCTTTCCGCATATATGCGTTTCTTCGGTAATATCGATGATTGGATATTGAGGGTTGATCGGTCTCAGAAATTGCCGTCCGGCATCCGCTACTAAAACTTTGAAAGTTGCTTCATTGGTGCGGGGTACTCTTGCAATTACTCGATCCCCAGTCTTGGATTCCGCCTCAGGATCCACAAAAATAATGCATCCTGCGGGATAGCTACGGCCCGGCCCTGGATTCGTCATTGAGTCTCCAAGCACCTTCAACGCATACCCATGATTACTGATCGGGACAGGGCAGGATAACCAGGAGTCAGCATCGTGAGCCTCAAAGTTTGAGACCGTCTCACACCATGCGCCAGCTTGCACCCAAGAGATTAGCGGGACCTTGCCAAAGCGCTGGTTGATTTCCCTGACGTTGCTCCCATCGCTAACAATCAGCTGGCGAACATTATTTTCGCCGGTCTGTTCTTTCGGCAGAACTCCGTATTCCAGCCATTCCCGGCGAACTTTAAGCCATGAGCAAAGCGCAGCCATGCTGTCTGCTTCGGCCATCGCTTCGCCGTTCAGCCATTTGCTGATGGCCTGTGTGGTCTTGTCCACTCCCAAGCTCTTCAACTGACGATGGATATCCACCCCGCGGCCCCGGCTGCGTACGCCGGCATCGTTGAGGGCTTCGTGTAGGCGCTCGCTGAAAGCTGCGCGGAATGTATTTTTATCAACCATGGGTTGAGAGTGTCACAAAGGTTGCGCAATAGTCAGTTGATCTATAACATCAACCGTAAGTTGATAAATGGAGGTTGTCATGTTGGACCCCGCAGATTTTCCGAGCGCTATTGCGTTCGCTTTTGAAGCCGTAGGCGGCATCGGGGCCGCTGCGAAGGTATGCAATAGAAGCTATCAGGCATTGAACAAATGGCGTCAGGCTGCATGCTTGCCGCGAACGGATTACACAGGCGAAACCAATTACGCTGAGCTGTTAGCTACCGCGGCGAAACAGAAAGGTAACTCTTTCCACGCCGCTTGGCTGTTGAGCGCTTCGGCTCCTCAAAAAGCTGCTGCATAGCAAGAAAAAAGGCGACCCAAGGGCCGCCCAGTTCCTCCCGGCACGCACCACCACAGCGCTGTCGGGTCGCGGTAAAAGGTAGGCGGGCACACCACATGCGAACCGCCGATTCTTACCGCGCTTTCCAAGGCTTGGAAGCCCTGGGTTGCTGCCTTTCTCCACCACAGATAGGGCAGCTGTTGCGCCAGGGGTGAGCGACGGATCGCTTGCCCCGGCACGGTGCCGGTTTCGGTCTTGCGGACCTAGCCGGCTTTTGGGCCCTTTCAAGCCACGCGGCAAATGTATCACCACTGCATGTCGCGCGGCACTGGCAACTTAATAGGATTAATGCCATGAGCCGAATTGCTCTTAGTTGTGTCGACCGGGCGCAGCGGGAAGTCCTGCCGCTCGATCTAGCGCTTTACCATGCTGCACGGGACTATCCCGGCGGCGCCGCTGCCATCGCCGCCACCACCGGCCGAAACCCCACCACGCTGCAGCACAAGCTGTCTCCCACCCACCCCGGCCACACCGTGAACATTCAGGAATTCGGCGAGATCCTCGAGCTGACCAAGGATCGCCGGATTCTGGATGCCGTACATGCCCTGGTCGGCGACACCATCTGGCAGGAACTGGCCGAGACCTACACCAACGACATGCCCGAAACCCTGACCACTGGTATCGCGGAGTATTTCCGGCAAGTCGCTGACCTGGCCGAGACTTGGGCTAAGAGCATTGGTGACGGGGTTGTGAGCGACCAAGAGCTGGCCGCCATTCGGCTGCAGGTGTTCCGCGGTATTCAAGGGTTGTTGGGGTTGTTCAACCGCGCCACGTATGTCAACCAGACAACGCGGGGTGCTGCTCATGGCTGATATCGCCGATTTTGCCAATGACCTGGTGCAGGAGCGTATCGATCAGGCGCTTGCAGCACGTAACGCCGCCAAGCCTGCTTTGGCGGCGCATTCGTTTTTATTCTGTGAGGGGTGCGAAGAGCCGATCCCGGAAGCGCGCCGCTTAGCTTTGCCCGGTTGCACCCAGTGTGTGCGTTGCCAGTCCATCGACGAAGCGCGGGAGGCCCGCCATGCTCGATGAGGTATTGGGGCAATTCGCGGACTATGGCCTTGAGCCCGCGCAGCCACTGGTTTTCGGCAAGCTGACACGCTGTAAAACCTCGCAGGACAAGGGCAAGGAAAAAAACGGCTGGTACGTCGTTCACGAGCATCGGACTGAGAAAGGCGAGACGCTGATTTTCGGCAGCTTCGGTGACTGGCGTTCCGGTGAAACGCAGAAGATCAAAGTCAAAGCCGGGCGGATGTCACCCGAGGAGCGCGAGGTTATGCGCGCTCGGCAGGAAGAGGCCAAGCGCCGTGCCGCCGAGATTTCGGCCAACGCGGCCCGCCGAGCGGCAAAACGTGCGGCGGGCATGTTCAAGCGCATGCCGGAAAAGGGGCGCAGTGATTACCTGGATCGAAAGCAGATCGTAGGCTTCGGCGTCCGTTATGCCCCGCGCTCTGGGGCGTTTCTGGTGCCGATGAGCAACGTGCGTGACGACATTGTCGGCCTGCAGGTGGTTTACCCCTGTGCTCAGGAAGATACCGGGCGGGATAAGTCCTACTGGCCCTATGGGATGTCGAAGGAGGGGGCCTTTCACCTGATCGGCCCGCATCCGGATCCTGGCGAGCCGGTGCTGGTCTGTGAGGGCTATGCAACGGGCGCCAGTCTGCATATGGCGACTTCCCTGACGGTCGCGGTCGCATTCGATGCGGGCAACCTGTTGGTGGTCTGCAAGGCTATGCGTGAACGCTTTGCGGGTTGCCCACTGATCATTTGCCGAGACGATGACTGGAAGACCAAAAAGCCGAATGGTGACCCCTGGAACCCAGGCGAAGAGAAAGCCAACAACGCTGCCTTGATCGTCGGTGGCCAGGTGGTCGCGCCGATCTTCTCGGGGGCGCGCGAGGAGAAGTGGACCGACTTTAACGACCTGCATGTCGCCGAAGGTTTGGAGGCAGTGCGCCGCCAGGTGTTGGCGGTGGTCAAGCCGCCTGCAGCGGGTGGCTGGAAGGATCTGTTGGCCCGTAGCGAAAGCGGTGCCTTGATCGCGCACATGCAGAACGTCGAGCTGATCCTGGCCAATGACGAGCGCTGGGCCGGAGTGATCAGTTACAGCGCCTTCAGCTCAAAGATCGTCAAGCTGCGTGCAGCCCCTTATGGCGGCGGCACGGGCGATTGGGCCGACATCGATGATATGCGTGTCATGAAGTGGCTTGCCCAGCAGTACAACTTGCGGGTCAAGGCGTCCCATGTGATCGAGGCGGTCAGTGTGGTTGCCCATGACCACGCTTTTCACCCGGTGCGCCAATACCTGAAAAAACTTGAGTGGGACCGGGTGCCGCGTCTGGACAGCTGGCTGACCGACGTCATGGGCGTGAAGCTCAGTGACTACACGTCCAAGGTTGGCAAGCGCTGGATGCTCTCGGCCGTTGCCCGGGTGATGAAGCCCGGCTGCAAAGCTGACTCGGTGATGATCTTGGAGGGCGCGCAGGGCGCTGGTAAATCGACGGCGATGAGCATCCTCGGTGGCGAGTGGTTCATGGACACACCTTTCGCCCTGGGCGACAAGGACGGGTTTCAGGCGATTCGCGGTAAGTGGATTGTTGAGCTGGGCGAGCTGGACAGCTTCAACAAGGCGGAGTCGACCAAGGCCAAGCAGTTCTTCTCGGCATCGACCGATACCTACCGCGAGAGCTACGGCCGCAGGACTATGGACGTGCCACGCCAGTGTGTGTTCGTCGGTACGACCAACCAGGACGAATACCTGAAGGACGCCACGGGTAACCGCCGCTATTGGCCGGTGGCGTGCACCAAGGTCGAACTTGAGCTGCTGCGGCAGATTCGCGATCAGCTGTGGGCCGAGGCGATGTTCTGCTACGAGGCGGGCGACCTCTGGTGGGTGACGCTGGACGAGGCGGCGATGTTCGGTGACGAGCAGGACGAGCGCTTTGTGGTGGATGAATGGGAAGGGCCGATTTTGACCTGGCTTGAGGAGTCGCAGATCGGCGAAACCACCACCGGCAGCGAGATCTTGTCCTGTGCGCTGAAACTGGACTACGGCCACTGGGGCAAGCCGGAGCAGATACGGGTCGGGGCAATTATGCACCGGCTGGGCTGGCGGCGTGTGCGTCTGCCTGCGTTGGTGAAAAGCGGTCAGCGCCCCTGGGCTTACAAGAAGCCGGCCGGGTGGGGCAGTGCGTCAGCGTTGCAGCGGGAAGCGTTCGAGGAGCCTTGCTTTGATTAAGCGAATCGACGAAATGCTCAAGCTGTGGGCCGAGGATCTGCACAGCCCGCACGAGGGTGGTTCGGAGCTAGGTGGCGGCAACATGATTGCCATGCTGATGGAGTGCAAGGGCGAGCTGATACGAGGGACTCGCGGCAGTCGGGTACTGCTGGACGAGTCGGCGGATATCGAGCTGATCGTGAACAAACATCTGCCTGCGCAGCTGTCGGTTCTTGTGTGGGAGCACTACTGCAATCACGACAGCTTCCTGTCGCAGAAGATGCTGCATTGCGGGTGCAGTGCGCCGACCTACTACCGTCGCTTGCATGAAGCCCATGTGCTGATCGACGGCATGCTAATGGGGAAGGCTGCGTGACCCCAGGCACGACCTCGGCTGTTGTTGTCCCATTGGCCTGCGTTGTCCTATTGTGTTTTGACATGATGGGACAGGCGCGGGCCTTGTGTTTGTTGGCGCGTCCCATTGTCCCACCAGAAACACTGCCCGCCCGCATGAGCGGCGCGCCGACCTGTACGCGCTATCGCGCGCATGCGTGTTTTTAGATTTTCTTCTTTACACGAGAGAAAGAGGAAATAGATAGGACAATGGGGCAAAGCCCCGAATTCAGGGGCTCTCAGGTGTCCCATAGAGATTTTGAGGTATGGGACATATGGGGCAACGCCGAAACAACAGAATGCCGAGGGTAGATATTCACCGACATTCGCCAGGCGTTCACCCGGTGTAACCCACATATTCACCGGGTGGCATTAAAGTGGGGTTGCTGCCATGAGAATCGACCTGTAAAAAGTAGCCATCTTCGATAGGTGCGGGCACAGAAAGCGCCTATGAAAAACCGGCCATATGGGCCGGTTTTTTTATGCCTGGTCCATTTTGCTCAACAGATCGGCTCGTAGGTATTTCTTGAAGAACAGGGCAGTGGCTAAGAGCACTAAGACTCCCAGTGCAGAGATGTTCAACGCTGAGTAACGCACCCAAAACTCCATCTCGTTGTTAGTTGCCAGCAAGTAGATGCTATGGATGTGGCTGCACATGAGCACAGTCAATGCGCACCAGACGGCAAATACCTTCAAGTCAACGAGGCGTTTGCCACTCACTGAAAAATACCCAATCACAACCGGAAGGGCGAATTGGGCTAGATCGATTGTATTCATTGCTCACCACGCTGAGATTTGAGTTAAGAATCCCAGCCTAAAGCGCCTGGTTGCCTCTAACAAACCAAAATTCCAACCATTGGTTAAACCATAGTTCAATCAATTATCGAGCCGATAAATCGGTGCGGGAGAAGTAATGACGAACGAGCAGCAAGCGCTGGCGGATATGCCGATCTGGATGGTGATTGTCCTTTCACTGGTCGGCGGTGTTTCCGGGGAGATGTGGCGAGCCGACAAGGCGGGCGCCCGGGGCTGGTCCCTGATTCGCCGCCTGGCATTGAGGTCGGGGGCCTGCGTGGTCTGCGGGCTTGGCACCATCATGCTGTTGCACGCCGTCGGAGTATCGATCCTGGCCGCGGGCGGGATCGGATGCCTCACAGCAATGGCTGGCGCCGATGTTGCCATTGGCCTCTACGAACGCTGGGCTGCGAAGCGGCTGGGCGTCTGCGAAATACCTAGGGCCGGTAAGGCGGATGCGGAATAGGGCGATCTTACCGCGCTGGCGGTATGTCTCGCCCATGCCCGTTCGGGTTAGCCGTCAATCTCCCTGAGAGCGACAACAAGAGTTGTTTTGAAGTAGCCCTGCAGCCTTATCTGCTCAAGCACTTTGTCTTTATCGATGCCGGTGGGCAATCCACTGAAATCCGGGTCAATGGTTCGGCTTAGTCCCAGTCCTTTCAGAAAGGTCGGCTCGTCAATCGACAAAGTGTGAATGTCCTTGCCCTCTTCAACGATCAGAAGTTTCTCAAGCGCCTGATCGCGATAGATATCTAACTGCATTGCTAAGTCCTGTTTGATGAGGCGTCGTGGCGGCGCCTCCCAACCGGACTTGTTATCACGACTAATCCATTTTTCACAGCTCGCCATCTCGGTGAGCGTTTCGTTAATGAGGTGTATCAATGAGCCAGAAGGTTTTTTCTGTATTTCTTCCTGACCGCCATTCGCCGATCCGGATCGAAGCGGACAGCTTTCATCATTACGGTTGCGAGATGGCGCTGCACAAGGGCGATGTAATGGTTGCGCGCTCTTCTGATCGCGGCTTCGTTGTTCGGGACGACCTGGTGTTGGACTTCGACTCTGCGGATCAAGTTGCTCCGCTCGCTGTTTCCGAAATCAAAGCCCATCCTGCTCCTATTTGGCCATTCCTGGCCGGTGCCGGGGTGGCTTTCGTGCTGATGTGCGGAGCTGCCAGCTGGTTGGTGTGAGTGCTGGGCTACCCTGGCTGCAACTGTCGGGCTGGAGGCACTTGCAGGTTTGGCTACGTGCCTGGGTGAGGGTGGGGCGTGCCGGATTTTCTGGGTCCTCCCCCTGGCCCGCCCCCTACACGGGTGCGCAGACTCGCGGTTTCTCTGCAGCTGAGATTTTTGCAGGGATGTCCGTCTTTTCAAGGACTTAGTGATGGGCAAGACAGTCAGCAAGGTTGAACTGGGCGAGATCGTTGGTCGAGACGAGCGAACCTTGAGCCGGTGGCAGAGGAGCGGCATGCCGGTGATCGAGTTCGGCGTCGGGCGTGGCAACGAAAACCAGTACGACACCCAGGCGGTGATCGAATGGCTGATGCAGCAGGCCGCGTTGAACGGAAAAAAAGAGTCCGTCCGGGACAGATATGACAGGTTGCGGGGCGATGATCTGGAGGTGGAACTGGCCAAGAAGCTTGGCCAAGTGGTGTTAGAAGCAGACATGGTCGAGCGCTTCGAGGCAGTGATCACTGCCGCCAAGATCGAGCTGCTGAACACCTTCCCTGATGAATTGGCCGCGACCTTATCTGCGCAGTACGGCGTGCAGGTCGACGACCAGATGATCCGCGATCCCATCGAATCAATACTGAGGAGGTTGTCCGCGTATGACGAGGATGACGAGCTCGCTGGGGATCCTGACGAGCCGGACGACGAGGAGGGCTTTGAGGAAGACGGCGAGTAAAGCAATGGGCCGGGTCTGCCGCAAGTGGGCGCCGCCTCCGCGCATGACCATTATCCAGTGGGCGGACAGGTTCCGCTGGCTGGCCACCGAAGAGTCAGCCACGCCAGGCAAGTACCGGTTCGACAAGACACCGCATCTGATCTGGCCCGGTGGCCCGCTCGAGGCGCTGGACGATCCGAACGTTGCCGAGATCGTGGGCCGCAAGTCGGCCCAGGTGGCCTGGACGTCGGGCGTGCTGGGCAACGCCCTCGGCAAGTGGATTGATCTTGACCCGTCCCCGATCCTGATCCTGTTCCCCAAGGCCGAGGCGGCCAAGCAGTATGTCGGCGAGAAGCTCGAACCGATGATCGAGGCTACGCCGCGGCTGCGTAAGAAAGTTGACCTGCGTAGCCGCAAGCTGCAGCAGCGCCAGGACTTCAAGCGGTTCCCCGGCGGCTTCCTGAAGATGGTCGGCTCGAACAGCCCGGCCAGTGTGAAGTCGACGCCAGTACCACGGGTCGCCATCGAAGAGCCCGACGACTGCAACCTGAACCTGCGGGGGCAGGGGGACAGCATCAAGCTGGCCAAGGAGCGCCTCAAGACGTTCCGGCGGTCGAAGATCATCATCGGCGGCACCCCGACCATCAAGGGGTTGTCGACGATCGATGCCGAGTTGGAACTATCGGACAAGCGAGTAGGCCTGGTCCCGTGCCACGGTTGCGGCCAGGCGCATGCGCTGAGCTTCGACCACCTGCACTGCGACGAGGACGAGCACTACTTTCACGAGGTGTATGGCAAGCGCCGCCCGGAAACGGCGTACTACGCATGCCCTCACTGCGGCGAGATCTGGGATGACCACCAGAAGAACGCCAACCTCAAGCATGGGCGCTGGGAGGCCACCGCCGAATTCCGCGGCATCGCTGGCTACATCCTCAACGAGCTGTATGCCACGTTCCATGGCTCGCGCTTCGAAGAGCTGATGAAGAAGAAGTTGCAGGCCGAACATGCGGCGTCGCAGGGGAATATCGGCCCGATGATCGCCTTCACCAACAGCTCGATGGGCGAGAGCTACGAGTACAAGAGCAACGCACCGAAGACGGACGAGCTGGAGAAGCGTGCCGAGCCTTACGCCGAATTGACGGCCCCGAAGGGCACGTTGCTGGTGACGGTCGGCGTCGACGTCCAGGGTGATCGTCTGGCCCTGGTCATCGTGGGTTGGGGGCGAGGGGAGGAGTCCTGGCGGTTGTACTGGGGCGAACTGCCCGGCAACCCGATCGACCCGAATGACGGGGTGTGGACCGAGCTTGACAGGATCATCGCTACGCCGATCCCTACCGAGAGCGGTGCGCAACTGGCCGTGTCGGCGGTCAGCGTCGACAGCTCGGACGGCAACACCAGCGATGCGGTGTACACCTACGTTCGGGACCGCCAGCGCTTCAACATCATGGCGATCAAGGGCGCGTCCATCGACAGCCGGGACCGGGAAATCTTCACCAAGCCGGCCCAATCAGCGGACACCAGCCAAGACAACACCAAGGCCGCCAAGTATGGCCTGCGCGTGTTCATCGTCGGTACCCACAAGGCCAAGACGCTGATCGATGGCCGGATGCGCCTCAAGGGCAGCGGGCCAGGGCGTATGCACTGGTACAGCGAGATCCGCGCGGACTACTACGAGCAGGTGACCAACGAGGTCCTGGCGCCGCACCCGCGCAACCCCAGCAAGATGGTCTGGCTGAAGAAGGCCGGCCGACGCAACGAGGCGCTGGACTGCGAGGTGTACGCCTTGCACGCGGCCCGCAGCCTGAAGACCCACCTGCTGCGCGACAACGAATGGGACCAGTTGGAGCAGCAACTGCTTCAGCCCACCCTCTTCACTACTGAACAGGCGGTGGCGCCGATTCCTCGTCGCGTGGTTTCGCGTGGCAGGGGCACCCGGAGCCGCGTCAGCTAACCGAGGTTCACCATGACAGATGCACAACAACGCCTTGCTGAAGTCCGGGCGGCGATCTCGCGCGTCCTGAAGAACGGCCAACGGCTGCGTCGGCAGGATCGCGAGGTTCAGCTGGCCGAGCTCAACAGCTTGCGCTTGCTGGAGAAACAGTACGCCGATGAGGTCGCCGCAGAGCAGGCAACGCTTCAGGGCCGGGGCCGCAACCGCATCTCCTACATGGGGATCTGACCATGTGGCCGTTCCGTAAACAGGAGTCGGCTGCCGAGCAGCTGATGACCGAAGCGATCCGCGTGGCCAGGGCCTCGGTCGATGGGCAACAGATCGTCGCCCAGGGCGGCGGCGGTGGGGTTGAAACCCGCTGGCGCGGCGCGTCGCGGGTATTGCGCAGCATGGCCAGCTGGCTGCCTGGCCTCGGCAGTCCGCGGCGCGACTTCAATCAGAACGAGCGCCGCATGCTGGTGGCGCGCTCCCGTGATGCCATGCGGAACCACCTGGTGGCCCGCGCGGCAATCACCCGGCTACGCACCAATGTCGTGGGCACGGGGCTGGTTTGCCGCGCCCAGGTCGACCATGAAGCGCTGGGCCTGACCGAAGAGCAGGCCGAACAGCTCAACAGTCAGTTGGACCGGTTGTGGTCGCTGTATGCCGATGACCCGAGGGAGTGCGACGCCGAAGCGACACTCAACCATTACCAGCTGCAAGCCCTGGTGCTGGTGTCGTCGATGGTGGCGGGTGACGTGTTCGTGGCCAGCCCGGACCAAGAGCGTCCCGGTTGCATCTTCAGCACGCGGCTGCAGCTGATCGAATCCGACCGTGTCGGCAACCCGAACGGCGGTATGGACCGCGCGGACCTGGTGGAAGGGGTCGAGTTCGACGGGCTGGGTTCGCCTGTGGCGTACCATGTGTGTTCCGGCTACACCGGCGAGCATCTGGCGGGTAAGACGCTGCATTGGGAGCGGCTGACCGTGTTCGGTGCTGAGACTGGGCGGCGTCGCGTGCTACACGTCATGGCCGACAAGGAGCGGCCTGGGCAGAAGCGCGGCGTGCCGTACCTGTCCCCGGTGCTGGAGCCCCTGCAGAAGCTGGAGCGCTACAGCAGCGCCGAGCTGATGGCGGCGGTGATCTCGGCGATGTTCACCGTGTTCATCAAGAAGAGCAATGACTTCACCACCGGCAACCTGCCGATGTCGGCTCTGACTGAAGAACAGCCCGGAGGTGATGACAGCTCTGACGGCACGCTCGCGCTGGGTGAAGGCGCCATCGTGGACCTCGGCGTGGGCGAGGAGCCGATGGTGGCCAACCCCGGCCGCCCCAACGCCCAGTTCGACCCGTTCTTCACGGCGGTGGTGAAGGAGATCGGCGCGGCCCTGGAACTGCCGCTGGAAGAGCTGCTGTTGCACTACAGCAGCAGTTACAGCGCTGCCCGTGCCGCGATGCTCCAGGCCTGGCGCTTCTACAGCTTGCGCCGTTGGTGGCTGGCCTGCGACTTCTGCCAGCCGAGCCGCGAGCTGGTCATCGATGAGGCCGTGGCCAGGGGGTTGATCGACCTGCCCGGATACAACATTCCGGCCAGGCGCAAAGCCTATTGCCAAGCCATCTGGATTGGCCCGGCCCGTGGCGCCATCGATGAGCTCAAGGAAGCCAACGCTGCCGGCAAGCGCATCGAGATCGGCGTGAGCAACGAGACCCTGGAAACGGCGGCCATGACCGGTGAGCCCTGGCAGCAGGTCATTCGTCAGCGAACCCGCGAAGTCACCTATCGCCGGACGCACAACATGCAGGCCCTGCCCAAGAGCGGGCTTGAGTCCCCGCCTGACCCCAAACACGAAGAGGAATAGACATGCCTCGAGCACTTGAGCTGGCGGCCTCGCAGCCCTGGCTGATGCTGCCCGACGCGCTGGACAACCTGCTGACCATCTCCGACCGCATGGGCGATCCGGTGGCGCTGGCGACCAAGCGCGGCGAGCAGCTGGAGGACACCCGCAAGGTGACCATGCGCAACGGCGTGGCGGTGGTGCCAGTCGTTGGGCCGATCTTCCGCTACGCCAACCTGTTCACCGAGATCAGCGGTGCGACCAGCACGCAAATCCTGGCCACGGACATTCAGCGAGCGCTGGATGACCCCAAGGTCAGGTCGATCGTACTCAACATCGACAGCCCTGGCGGTGTGGCGTCGGGCATCAACGAGCTGGCGGAGATGATCTATGCCGGTCGTGCTCGCAAACGCATCGTCGCGTACATCGGCGGTATCGGGGCCAGCGCGGCCTATTGGATTGCCTCGGCTGCCAGCGAGATTGTCATCGACGAGGCCAGCCTGGCCGGCAGCATCGGTGTCGTTGTTGAGGCGGTAGTCGAGAACGAGAAGGTGAGCGGGCGGACCCGTTACCAGATCGTCAGCCGTAATGCCCCCAACAAGCGCCCGGACCTCGGTACCGAGGAGGGCCGGGCCAAGCTGGGCGAGACCATCGACGCCCTGGGCGAAGTCTTCGTGGGCAAGGTAGCCCGCAACCTCGGCGTGGCTGCCGAGAAGGTGCCCGAGATGGGCGATCACGGCGGGATCCGCGTCGGTGCCGACGCCGTCCAGCACGGCCTGGCCCATCGCGTGGGCTCGCTGGAAGCCCTGATTACTGAACTGGCCAAGCCGGCCCTCAACTCCCCAAGGATACACACCATGACTACCGTCAAGACCACAGCAGAACTGCGCACGGCGATTGCAGCTGGTACCGACCCCAACACTATCGAGATCGCCCAGGCCGATCAGCCTGATACCACGGCGCTCCGCACCGAGGCCGCCACCGCCGAGCGTGAGCGCATCAAGGGCATCAACGCCCTGGCCAGTAAGGGCTTCGAAAAGGAAATCGAGGCCGCCATCGACGGCGGTTCCTCGGTCGAGGCCACCGCCCTGGTGCTGTTCAAGGCGGCCCAGGATCGCGGCATTTCGCTGGCCTCCATCAAGGGTGATGCCCAAGGCGTCACCAGCGTTACCCCACCCGCAGGCGGCAAGGAAGGTGAGCGCAAGGCCGCCGTCAGCGCAATCGTTGCAGGCGCCTCGCGCCGCTAATAGGAGCCCCACATGGTAAACCCCGAACGCAAGACCTACCTGCCGAGCCAGCTCTCGGCGGGCGACTTCCCCATCGTGATGGACACCGGTGTTATTGCCGCTGGCCAGAAGCTGGCCCGCGGTGCGGTGCTGGGCCAGGTCACCACCACCAGTGAGTACCTGCTGTGCAAGGCCGCTGCCGAGGACGGCTCACAGGTGCCCGCGGTGATCCTCGACCAGGACGTCGACACCACCGACGGCGCCAAGAGCGCGCCGATCCGTCTGACCGGCCAGGTGCTGGGCAGCCAACTCACCTTTGGCGAGGGCCTGACCCTGGCCGCTGCGAAGGCCGCTTTGCGTCCTCTCTGCCTTTTCATTCGTTGATCGGAGCACCCATGACTGACATTTTCGACACCCTGACCATGCTGGAAGCCGTCGAGCAGATGGTGACGCCGCGGCGCTTCCTCATGAACACCTTCTTCAACGGTGGCGCTCCCGAGACCTTCGGCACCGAAACGGTCTCCATCGACATCGTGAAGGGCCAGCGCAAGATGGCGCCGTTCGTACACCCGACCCTGCCGGGGAGCGTGTCGCAGCGTACCGGCATCAACTCGTCGACCTACAAGCCGCCGTACATTCAGCCGAAGCGCGAAACCCGTGCTGAGTTGATCCTGAAGCGCGGTGCGGGCGAGAACCCATTCTCGACACGCACTCCGCTTGAGCGGGCCGGTGAGCTGCTCGGCCGCGACCTGGTAGACCTTGATGACGAGATCACTCGCCGCGAGGAGTGGATGTGCGCCCAGGCGCTGACTACCGGACGTATCCGGGTAGTTGGCGACGGTGTGGATGACACCATCGACTTCCTCATGGAAGACACTCACAAGGTCACGCTGGCCACCAATCGCTGGAACACCGAGGGCTCTGACCCGATCGCCAATATGCGCCAGTGGCGCCGCCTGATCGCCAAGGACTCCGGTCGATCGGCTAACGTGGCGGTGTTGAGCGCCGAGGCGCAGGACGCCTTCCAGAGCAACAAGACGGTGTTGGCACAACTGAACAGCCGGCGCGTGGACATGGGCATGATCAAGCCCGAGGAGCTGCCGGACGGGGTGACCTACCTCGGTTACCTCAACGATCCGGGCATCGATCTGTATGTCTACGACGAGTGGTACCTGGACGCAGCCGATACCGAACAGTCGGTGATTCCAGCTGGCGGCTTGATTCTGGGTTCCACCTCGACCCGCAACGCCATGCTCTACGCGGCCATTCAGGATCTGGAAGCCATCGAGAGCGGTCTGGTCGAAGCGGCGCGCTTCCCTAAGAGCTGGGTCACCGCGGAGCCGAGCGTGCGTTGGTTGAAGCTCCAGTCTGCTCCTCTGGCCGGCATGCTGGAACCGAATGCTTTCCTCTACGCGAAGGTGGTGTGACATGGCTGCGAAAACGGAATACGTAGTGGTGGACGGCTGTCTTCAGGACGGCGCCAAGGTGATCCGCCAGGGTGAGGTCTACGACCCGCCCAGTAAGGAGGTCGCCGATCTGTTGGTGAGCGAAGGTAAGATCGCTCGCCGTGGCCAGTTGCCGAAGGATGCTCAGGAAGGCGGTGACTGACCGTGGCCTTCCGCGATCAGGTGGCGGGCATGGATGCTGCGCTACTGGAAGAGCTGGGTGATGAGGTCGAGATCGAGGGTTTCGACGAGCCGGTGAAGGGGTTCATGTCCGTGCCGTGGCAGCAGCCCAAGGTCGGCACGATCAACACCGGCCTTCGTCAACCTGTCTTCTCTGTGCGTGTGGGTGACGCCGCGGGCATCAAGGAAGGTCAGCAGCTGGTCTGCGATCTTGCGCCTGCGGATGGCGGTGGACGATACATCATCGCCAAGCGTGACCCGGACGGCACGGGCTGGATCAATTTCGCTTTGCGGGAGGTTCGATGAACGTCGGCAGCTATCACAAGCAGTCCTCGCGCGAGGGCCTGATCACGCTTCAGGCCAATCCCCGGCAGGTAAGGGAATTTGAACAGTTCGCCAGCCTGGTACCCAAGGCGATCAACGCCGCCCAGCGGCGGGCCATCAACAAGACGTTGCGTTGGCTGCGCACCCACGTGGCCCGCTCAGTAGGTCAGCAGGAGCGCATTGCCATCGCGGCGGTGCGGCAGCGCCTGCGGGCCTACACGGTGGGCAGCAATGGACAGGGCAGACTGTGGTTCGGCCTCAACCCGATCGAGGCCAGCCGTGTTGGCCGGGCCAGGCAGACCCGCGCCGGTGTCTCGGTGGCGGGGCGTCGATACCAGGGCGCGTTCTATCGGCAGGTCTACGGCGGCACGCCGGATATCTGGATCCGCACGGCCAGCAAGCACTTCAGAGCCAGTGACTATCCCGAGAGCGAGGTTTCGAAAGCGGGTGGTGCCAGCTCGGGCTGGATCGCCGAGAACGACAGTCGTTTCCCGCTGGCCAAGGCCAAGATCTCGCTCGAGGAGGTGAGGCCTCACTTCGAGTCATGGACGAACAAGGCGCACCAGCGGTTGCTGGTGGTGATGGAGCAGGAGCTGAATTTCGAGATGCACAAACTCTCACGGAGAACTGGTAATGGCTGATGATCCGATCCCTCTGGCGAGGGTGTACGCCGCGATGGAGGAGGCCATAGCTCAGGCCATTCCTGGCCTGCATTACGTGGGCACGATGCCAGGGATGCTTCAAAGCATCGCCGTCCCTGGGATTGTTCTGGAGCTTTCCGGGTTCGAGCCCGCTGACCATGACCCAGGCACGGGCGAAGTGGCGATCGAGGCGCGTTTCGAGGCACGGGCGATTGTCGGTGCCGAGCATGACGATCATCTGCATGTCGTGGCGTTTATCGCTGCTCAGCTGGCGGTGCTGTTGCGTATGCAGACCTGGGGCATCCCGGTTGAGCCGGCCCAGCTGGTGCGCGCTGAGCCCGACTGGAGCAGGCCAGAACTGGATGGTCTGGCTGCGTGGGTGGTCGAGTGGACCCAGGTCATCTACCTCGGTACGGAAGAGTGGCCATGGCCCAATCAACCACCGGGCTCGCTTGTCTGGGGCTTTTCCCCCGACACCGGTCCGGGTAGTGAAAGCAATTACTTGCCACCGGAGGCCATGGAGTGAGCTACGCATCTGCAATGCACGACCGCATGCTGGCCAGCCTGGTAATCCCTTGTCGGGTGGTCGCGGTCGACCTCGCCGCCGCCATGGTCCGAGTCTCGGACGGCGGCGACTGGACCAGCGCCTGGGTGCGTTGGCACAGCCAGGCGGCGGGTAAGGCGCGTCACTGGCGGGCACCGAGCCTGGGCGAGCAGGGCGCCTTGATCAGCCCCAGTGGCGAGCCCGCCCAGGGCACCTTCGTGCCGGGGCTGTACGGCAACGCCGGTGCCCAGCCGGACAACCGCGACCACGTCGAGACCTGGCGCTTCGACGATGGCGGCTCGCTGATCTACGACTGGAAGGCCAAGAGCTACACCATTCAGTTGCCCAGCGGCACGGTGACCGTTCAGGTGGGCGCCTCGCAGGCGGTACTGACGGACGCTGCCATCACGGCCAAGTCCAGCAGCATCAGCGCGCAGGCCGACACAATCACATTGACCGGCCAAGTGACGATCAACGGTCCGCTCACGGTGACGGGCGACATCAACGGAGGTGGCCGGATCATCGACACCGCCGGCAACACGGCAAATCACAAACACTGACCAGAGCCCGCCCAGCGCGGGCTTTTTTATGCCTGGAGGTTCCATGGCCAAGACACAAAAAGAAGCCGGTGAGGTTGTCGAGCCCTTACCGCAATCCAGCAAGGCAGTCACCTTCATCGACCAGGAGTACTCTCGGCGCACGCTGGTCCTGCCCGATTGGCTGGTGCTCGAGGTTGTACAGGGGCAGGTCACCCTCGCGGGCGATGATGCCCCTGGCCTGGCCTACATGCGCAACCGGCCCGACTTCAAGGAGGCCTGACCGTGATCGGCATGGATCGTCGAACGGGGCAGCCGGTCTCCGGCCTGGCGCACCTGCGGCAGTCCATCGAGGACATTCTCGGTACCACGGTCGGCAGCCGGCGGATGCGCCCGGAGTATGGGTGCCAGTTACGCCGCTATGTGGACTTGCCGGTGAATGAGGGTTGGAAGAGCGCGGTACAGGCCGAGGTCGCCCGTGCTCTGGGCCGGTGGGAGCCGCGGCTACGGCTGGAGCGCGTGCGCGTTGTGGCCGTTGTCGATGGGCAGATCAGCTTGCAACTGACTGGCGAGTACCTGGGTGACAGCGCAGTGATGGAGGTGAGTGTATGAGCGCAGTGGACCTATCGCAGCTCCCGGCGCCGCAGGTGTTGGAGAGCCTGGACTTCGAGGAAATTTACGGCGAAGAGCTGCAGCGCTTCCGCGAGTACATGGGCGATAAGTGGGATGCGCTGCTCGAGAGTGACCCTGTCACCAAGCTCCTCGAGCTAGGCGCGTTCCGCCGGATGCAGAACCGTGCGCGGGTCAACGATGCTGCGAAGTCTCTGCTACTGGCCTATGCAACGAAGGCCGACCTCGACCAGTTGGCCGCCAATGTGAACCTGCAGCGGCTGGTGGTGCAGGCTGAGGACTTGAACGCGGTGCCCCCGGTGGAACGGGTTCTCGAGGCCGACGATGCACTGCGGGAGCGAGTGCAACTGGTGTATGAGGGACTCACCACCGCCGGTCCGCGAAACAGCTACATCCTGCATGCGCGCAATGCTTCGGGGCGTGTGGCAGACGCCACAGCAGAGAGCCCGGCCCCGGCCGAAGTGATCGTGACAGTGCTGGACTTGGAGGGTACAGGGTTAGCTCCGCCTGAACTGCTGGAGACTGTGCGTCTGCATCTGAGTGACGACGATGTGCGCCCTGTTGCCGATCGGCTCACCGTCCAATCTGCACAGATCCTGACTTATCGGGTCGAGGCCCTTGTTTACATGTCAGGCACAGGGCCGGAGAACGAAGCGATCCTCGCTGAATGCGAGCAGCGCTTGCGGGCATGGGTGAACCCCAGGCGCCGCTTGGGATTGGAAGTAGCGCGGTCAGGGGTGGATGCGCAGCTGCACATTGCTGGTGTCAGCCGGGTGGAGCTGGTGGGGTGGTCAGATATCCGTCCCACCAAAGCGCAGGCGGCCTGGTGTGAGGACATCAGCGTGACGCGAGGTGGCTGACATGAAAAGCCTGCTGCCATTGAACAGCACCCTGTTGGAACGGGGTGTTGAAGCCGCAACGGAAGAAGTGACCGAGATCCCGCTTCGGACGCTGTGCAACCCCGACACCTGTCCGGTTCATCTGCTGCCGTACCTGGCCTGGGCCTGGTCGGTTGACAGGTGGGACCCGAGCTGGACCGAGCCGGTCAAGCGGGCGGCGATCAAGGCCTCGTATTACATCCATGCGCACAAGGGCACCATCGGGGCTCTGCGGCGTGTGGTCGAGCCGCTGGGTTATCTGATCGAAATTATCGAGTGGTTCAACACCGTGCCCGAAGGCGTGCCTGGAACCTTTGCGCTCAAGGTCGGTGTACTTGAGACCGGAATCACCGAAGAAATGTATCAGGAGCTGGAGCGCCTGATAGACGACGCCAAGCCCGTCAGCCGTCACCTAACCGGCCTCGCAATCAGCCTCGAAACCCAAGGGGCTTTGAACATCAGTGTCGCTGTGTACGAAGGCGACGAAATCGACGTTTACCCGCCTGTCATGCGTGACATTGAAGTCACTGGCTCTTTCGGCGTGGTCGGCCGCGAACACTCCATAGATACCTTGGACGTTTATTATGATTGACGCGAATTCGCAGTTTTTCGCCATCCTCACGAACGTAGGTATGGCCAAACAGGCGAACGCCGACGCGCTCGGCATTCCCTGGAAAATCACAGATATGGGGGTTGGGGATGCCAACGATACCGACCCGATCCCCAATGCAGCGCAAACCCGGCTGATCAATGAATGGCGCCGGCGGCCGCTGAATCAGCTCAGGGTTGACCCGGTCAACCCGGCGGTGATCATCGCCGAGCAGATTATCCCGGCGGACGAGGGCGGGCATTGGATTCGCGAAATCGGTCTGTATGACGCTGACGGGGATCTGGTAGCGGTGGCCAACTGCGCGCCGAGCTTCAAGCCGGTGCTGTCGCAAGGTTCTGGCCGTACTCAAGTCGTGCGGATGAACTTCATTGTTTCCAGCACTGGCAATATCACGCTGAAGATTGACCCGGCCGTGGTGCTGGCGACTCGCGAGTATGTCGGCGAGTATGTCGATCAGCGGATCATGGAAGAGCTGTACAAGCTCGACAGTAAGCAGTCTGTCCGGCTGGCCACCACGGCCAACATCGCGTTGGCTGGGCTTCAGCCGGTCGACGGTGTGGCCCTGGTGGCCGGCGACCGGGTACTGGTGAAAAACCAGACCGCGGCCAAGGATAACGGTCTGTATGTCGCTGCTGCTGGTGTTTGGGCGCGGGCAGTGGATGCGGACACCAACGCCGAGGTGACTTCGGCCCTGCTGGTTTCAGTTGAGCAGGGTTCGACTCTGGCCGACACGCGCTGGCAACTGGTGACGGACGGGGTAATTGTTCTCGGCTCAACCGCCCTGGTCTTTCAGAACGTCACGCAAGGTTTTGCGCCAATCAATTCGCCGGCGTTTTCGGGGACTCCAACAGCTCCGACCCCCCCGCGCTTTGATAAATCTCTACTTGTGGCAAATGCTGAGTTTGTTCAACTTTCAAAAGGTGGTTACAGCGGATACGCCGAATATCAGGCGGCCAGCGGAAGTATTCCAGTTACAGACATTGGCAAATACATCGGTTTCAATTCTGGCGGGGCTCAATCCTATTCGTTGCCCGATGCAAGTACCCTTCCGCTTGGGGTAAGTTTTTATATTGAGGCTGTCGGGCCTTCCTCGGTTCTAACATTGACCGCACCTAACACGACCTTCACAGGGGTGGCTGCGCAAGCGCCTTCTAGTTCTTTCAAACTTCGTGATAGCGCGTGTGAGTTTATTGTCATTGGTAATTCATATCGCGTTGTTGGCGGCGGTGGCAAGTCTCTAACCACAAGGAATGGTTATGAGCGGAGGGAAAACGGCCTGATTTATATGTGGGGTGATGGGGTGGCTGGAGGCTCTACTGCTCAAGCAAGTTTTGGCAGCACTATTACAAAGTCGGTTTACAATAATTTTCCAATTCCGTTTCCTGTTGAGTTATTTGGTGTTGTTGCCACGCACTGTGGTGCGGGAAGTGCGTCTGTAACGATTGTTACTAATGGTGAAACTGTTAGTGGGTTTTATGCGGCGGCAAGTTATGGGGTTGACACTTCTTTTCGTTATCGCGCGGTTGGTAAATAGGAGTAAATGGCATGAAGTTTAGCCCTGCTAATGGCCAGTTTTATCCTGATGAGCTTAATTATCGTCCCGAAGATATTCCCGACGATGTTATTGATGTTCCGCAAGAAGACGTAGTTGCAGCATTGTCTCGAGCACCCGGCGAAACGCTCGCTGCCAAAAATGGTCGTATTGTTGTTCTGCCGGCTCCAGCCGTTGACGGGCGGGCACGTTCCGAAGCTTTTGAACGAGTGTGGAGGGGGCAGCAGCTCACGCAGACCGATCCTGTTGTAACTCGCCATCGAGACGAGCTGGAAGACGGTTCAGAAACAACACTAACTTCCGAGCAATACGCACAAATGCAGGCTTACCGCCGAGGCCTGCGCGATTGGCCGGAGAAGGGCGAGTTTCCTCTGGCTGAGCATCGGCCGGTGGCTCCGCCTTGGCTGGCTGACCAGCTCCAATAAACGCCCCGCACTGACGGGGCGTTTTCATTTCCGTCACTTGAAATCATCACCCACCAAAGCCTCGCTCATGCGGGGCTTTTCGTATCTGGAGACTCTCATGAGTGGCTTCTTTCACGGCGTTACCGTAACGAACGTCGACACCGGAGCGCGCACCATCGCGCTGCCGTCGTCATCGATTATCGGCATGGTCGACACTTTCACCCCTGGCCCTGACGCCAAGGCCAAAGCGAACGACCTGGTGCTGATCACCAGTGAGCGCGAGGCGGTCGCGGCGTTCGGCCAGAATGCCGCGATCACCAAGGCTTGCCGGGCGATCTACACACGAGCCAAGGCCGTCATCGTGGCCTGCGGCGTGGACAAGCTGGCCGATCCTGCGGAGCAAGTCTCGGCGATCATCGGTGGCACGAAGGCTGATGGCACCCGCACAGGCCTGCAGGCACTGCTCGATGGCAAGAGCCGATTCAACGCCCAGCCGCGGTTGCTGGTGACGCCGAAGTACAGCGCGACCCAAGCCGTGGGCACCGCACTGGTGGCCTTGGCCGACAAGCTGCGCGGCCTCGCTATCCTCGACGGCCCGAACACCACTGACGAAGCGGCCATCGCTTATGCCGGCGAGTTTGGTGCCAAGCGCGCCTTTCTGGCCGATCCCGGTGTGCAGTACTGGGACACGGACACCAGCGCAACAGTCAATGCGCCCAGCTCGGCCTATGTCGCCGGCCTGTTCGCCTGGACCGACAGCGAGTACGGCTTCTGGGCTTCGCCCTCGAACAAAGAGTTTGTCGGCATCACCGGTACAACGCGTCCGGTCGAGTTTCTCGACGGTGACGAGACGTGCCGGGCGAACCTGCTGAACAACGCGAACGTGACGACAATTATCCGCGACGACGGCTACCGCCTCTGGGGCAACCGCACGCTGTCGAGCGATCCGAAATGGGCGTTCGTCACTCGGGTGCGAACCATGGACATCGTCATGGACGCGATTCTCTACGGCCACAAATGGGCCGTCGACCGCTCGATCACTGCCACCTACGTCAAGGATGTCACCGAGGGTCTGCAGGCCTTCATGCGCGACCTGAAGAACCAGGGCGCGATCATCAACTTCGAGGTCTTCGCGGACCCTGAGCTGAACACGACCAGCCAGCTGGCGCAGGGCAAGGTGTATTGGAACATCCGCTTCACCGACGTGCCGCCTGCTGAAAACCCCAACTTCCGCGTCGAGGTCACCGACCAGTGGCTGACCGAAGTCCTCGACACCGCCGCATAAGGAGCGACCCCCATGGCAATGATTCCCGAAACGTTGGCCAACATGAACCTGTTCGTCGACGGCATCAGTTTCCAGGGCGACGTGCCCAGCCTGACGTTGCCTAAGCTCACCCTGAAGATGGAAGAGCATCGAGGCGGTGGCATGGACATGCCGGTGGAGCAGGACCAGGGCATGGAAAAGCAGGAGGCCGGCTTCACCACCACCGGCGTGCGCCGAGAGTCGCTGAAGTTCTTCGGCCTGGCTGACGGCACCGCCTTCAACGGCACTTTCCGCGGGGCCTACAAGGGCCTCAAGGGCAAGATCACCCCGGTCATCGTCACCCTGCGCGGGGCGTTGAAAGAGGTCGACATGGGCGACTGGAAGCCAGGCGACAAGGCCGAGATCAAGCACAACGTCGCAGTGACCTATTACAAGCTCGAGGTCGACGGACGAGTGGTCTACGAGATCGATGCCTTGGGCATGAAACGGATCATCAACGGCGTCGACCAGCTCGCCGCGCAACGCCAGGCCCTGGGCCTGTAACCCCTCACAGATAAGGACAACACTCCCATGACCAAGAAAATCCCCGCTTTCCTGCAGGTCGACGTCGACCGTGTAACCGTCAAGTTGAGCAAGCCGACCGAGTGCAATGGCGTCAAGGTCGACACGCTGACCCTGCGGGCGCCGACCGTTCGGGACATTCGCGCCGCTCAGGTCACCGCCGACGGCGATGATGAGCAGCGCGAGCTGAATCTGTTCGCCTCGCTGGCCGAAGTCAGTGTGAAGGATCTCGAAGGGTTGGCACTGAAGGACTACACCCGTCTACAGGCCGGCTATTTTCGTCTGGTGCAAGACGACGAGCTTTGATCCGCAGACCCAGAAGCAGCTGGCCAAACGGCTGGCTGCAGAGCTGGGCTTCTCGGCAGCAGAGATCTCGGTGATGTCCTGGATGGACATCGTCTGGTGGCTCACGGATTGAGCCTGCAGGAGGGTAGCGCATGGCAAAGCTGGCGATAGCGCTGGAAATCGGCGGCGCCGTTGCCGCATCGCTCGGTGCGGCATTCGGCACTGCCCAGGGGCATATCAAGAAGCTCGAGGACAAGGGCAACCGGGCCAAGGTGCTGAAGAACACCATCGGCGAAACGATCAAGCTCAGGGACGAATGGAAGAAGGCCCATGACAGTGGGTCGGCAGCGGCATCCGGCCTGCTGCGCCGCCTGGAAGGCAATCTCGATGCCCTGAAGAAACAGGGCGTCGAGGTCGGGCGCCTTGCTCGGGAGTACCAGCGCCTTGGGCGTGAAGCGAAGGCAGCAGATCTGCAGCAGAAGGGACGGCAGCAGATCGATGCGGGCAAGTCTTCGCTGAAGTCAAATATCGGCGCCGCGGTTGTTGGCGTTGGCATGGCTGCTGTCCCGGCGACAATCAGCGCAAATTACCAGGCCATCATTCGCGACATTGCGATCAAGGCCGACGTGGCCAACAAGCCTGAGGAGGCCCAGTTGACCAGGACGGTCATCGAAACCGCCAAAGATGGTATGTCGCGCAACGATGTCGCCGACTTGATCAACCAACTGGTCGGTGCCGGTATGGAGCTGGACAAGGCCATGGCCTATACCCCGGTAGCGGCCAAGTTCGCGGTCGGGCAGGGCGCCAGTGGCGTGGATACGGCATCGATGATCATGGCGCTGCAGCAGAACGCCAAGATCACAGATCCCAAGGTCATGCAGCAGGCGCTCGAGGCCATCGCGTACCAGGGCCAGGCGGGCAGCTTTGAGGCCAGTGACATGGCGCGCTGGTTTCCGCAGCTGTTAGCCGGCATGGAGAAGAGCGGCAGCACAGGGCTAGAGGCGGTGACGTCTCTGGGGGCGATGCTTCAGGTGCAGATGAAAACTGCCGGTAGCTCGGATGAAGCGGCGAACAACTTCAAAAACTGGATCGAGAAGATTGGGTCTGGCGAGGTAGTCGATGCCTACAAAAAGGCTGGAATCGACTACCAGGCCTCGCTGAACACCGGCATCCAGAAGGGCATGTCGACGATAGAGTCGTCGATGTCCCTGGCCCTGAAATATGTCGAAGCCACGGACCCGGCCAAGGCGAAAAAGATCAAGGATGCCCAAGCCGGAATCAGCAAGGAAGCTGACCCGGAGAAGGCCAGGGCGGCCCTGGATGCGCTGGAGAAGTCCCTGCGTACCGGGGACTTGTTCGCGGACATGCAGGTCAAGGCAGCGCTGACCGCCTACGCGCAGAACCGGGGCTTGTACACCCAGCTCAAAAACGACTCGACCAAGGCCACCGGTATTCTGGACAAGAACCTGGCCGAGCGGCGCGAGACGTCGTCGCAGATCTGGAAAGAGACGTTGCAGTCGATCGATGACGGCATGCGCAGCGTTGGCGACGCCATCCGCCCGGTGACGGACAAGCTCGGCCTGGGCATCAAGTTTGTGGCACGCAAACTAACGGAGCTGTCGGACAAGGCGCCGGGCGTAGTGATGGGCATTGCCAGCATCACTGCCGGTATCGGTGCGCTGATCACCCTGTACAGCACGGCGAAGATCGGGCGCGGGGCCTGGAACGTCATGCGTGGCCGGCGAATGGGGCGCGGTGCTGGTGGTGGCGGTGTTCCTGAGACTGGCAACAAGGTGGTGGATGCCGGCCTGGGCGTGCTTGGCAAAGTGTTTGGTGGAGCAGCAGCAAACGACGCAGGTGGCGTGCTCGGCAATGAGCCGCAGCGAGTCTTCGTCGTCAATGCCAGGGATCTCGGCGGGCTGGTCTCGTCGGCAGGAGCCCCAGAGCCAGGCGGCAGGCGCCGCCGTCGGCGCCGACGAGGTCGCGTCGGTGGAGCGGCTGTATCGGCTGCGGCGAGCATGGCTCCGGCCGCGACGCAGGTCGGACGGATGGGGCGGATGCTGGGTACCGTCGGCAAGGCTTCCAAGTTCGTTGGCAAACTGCCGGGCGGGAAAGTGATTGATGCCGGCATGACCCTGGTCGACACGGCCCTCAACGCGAAAACCCAGGACGAGAAAGCCGAAGGCTACGGCACCGCGGCGGGCGGTTTGGCCGGTGCCCTGGCTGGCGGTGCTGTAGGAGCGGCGATTGGCTCGGTCGTACCGATCATTGGTACCGCCATCGGTGGTGCCATTGGTGCGGCCTTCGGCGGTATGGGCGGGGAGGGCATAGGTGGTTGGCTCGGCAAGAAGCTGTTCGGTGAGGACGAGCAGTTGGCGAAGGCCGACAAGGACAAGGGCGCGGCGCCTGGTGACGTGGCTCGCTCGATTGCAGCTGCAGCGCCGGCACCCACAGCTCCGGTAGTCGCCCAGGCGCTCGAGCAGGCCAAGCCCAAGTCTGAGCCGCCCAAAGTCGATCAGCAGTTCTCCTACATGCCGAATATGCCGATCACCGTTCAAGGTGATGCCAAGGATCCGCAACAGTTGTTCCGCTCGCTCGAAGGGCTCATCCGCAATAGCTGGGATACCTGGTCGCGGGAAAACCTTGCTCGGCAGGCTGCTGGGCAGCTGTTCGACGAACCCCATGTTTAAGGAGGTGCCATGGCCTACATGGAGTCTATGCAGTCGACGCTGTCTTCGTTGATTGCCGCGGGGGAGGCTGGCCGTACCAGTCTTGACGGCATGCTCGGGCCGCTGACTGGTGCTGTGAGCGATATGACGGGTGCTGCTGCCGAGCTGGAGGGCTTGCCGATCATCGGCCCGGCCCTCGGCCAGAAGCTGCAGCGCACCATGCGGGCGATCAGCGCAGCCCAATCCACCGTGGGTCGGGTGGCATCCACCTACAGCCAGGTGGTCAGTGGCGCCGCGGCGGTGCAGGACCGTCTCGGCGTGCTGAAGGAACAGGCCGGCAAGGCGTCGGCGGCAATCAACCGGATAGCCGGCCAGGTTAGTCCGTCATTGGCCAACATCCTGCCGACTAGCGCGCTCGCATCGCTGGCGACGCCGGCGGCCGAGGCGATCAAGCCCTTCCCGCATCTGCTGATCCTGCAGCCGCTCGATGCCAAGTTGCAGCCGTATTACTTCAATCTGGACACCGCTGCGTTCGACGAGCTGCGGCGGCAGACGTCAGCGCGCTGGGCTGGACAGGAGCGCCTGACGCGGGATATCGCACAACAGGCGGTGGGGCAGGGCGAGGACAAGATGACGCTGAAGGGGGTGATCTATCCCGGCTTCAAGGGGGGGATCAAGCAGTTGGACACCCTTCGCGCTATCGCCCGCCGGCTGCAACCGGTCAGCTTGGTCACCGGTTACGGTGACGTACTCGGCACCTGGTGCCTGCTGAGCGTCGATGAAGAGCAGGGCGCGCTGTTGGCTGGCGGCATCCCACGCAAGCAGGGTTTCTCACTGGAGTTCGTGAAGTATGGCAACGACATGCAGAACGTCTGACGGGGATCTGCTCGACACCCTGTGCTACCAGCACTACGGACACCTTAACGGCACTGTCGAGTTGGTGCTGCAGGAGAACCCGGGTCTGGCCGATGAGCCGCAGCCCTACCGCACTGGGGTGGTGATCGTGCTGCCCGACCTTGCTGCGCCATCGATCGAAACCATCGAGCTGTGGGGGTAACCCCCCAGCCCTCAACGAGCCCCGCCCAGTGCGGGGCTCTTTCATTCTGGAGTGCATATGCAACCCACCTTTCGCATCGTCGCTGATGGCGCGGACATCACGGCGCTGATCAATGACCGGTTGTTGCTGCTGAGAACAACCGACAAGCCAGGGATGGACTCCGACGAGTTCGAGCTGCGGATCGATGACCGCGATGCAGCGGTCGCCTTGCCCGCTCGAGGCGCGGGGATCGAGGTCTACCTGGGCTATGCGGGGCAGGCGCTGGCCCGCCTCGGGCGGTACACCGTCGACGAGATCGAAGTCTCTGGGCCGCCGCGCGAGATGGTCATCCGGGGCAAGGCCAGTGACATGCGCGGCAGCGGTAAGACCACGCGCAGCGGCAGCTGGGAGGGCGTGCCGCTGTCGCAGATCGTCCGCGACATTGCGGCCCGCAACGGCTGGGCACCGGCCTGCCCCGTGCAGACAAAGGTCGACCGAGTCGACCAGCGTAACGAGTCGGACTTCAACTTCATCACCCGCCTGGCCAAGCAGTACGACTGCACCGCGAAAGTCGCGGACGGCAAGCTGCTGGTCCTGCCCCGTGAAGCCAGTCAGGGTGCCAGCGGCAAGACCTTTGGGGTGGTCACTATCGCGCCGGCGGACGTGAGCCGGTGGCAGTTCCGCCTCGGGGATCGCAGCGCACAGAAGTCCGTGAAGACCCAGCACCAGGACAAGAAGACCGGGAAGTTGGTGGTGGTCGAGCTGGGTAATGACGACGCCCCCTCGGGGCTGCCGGGCGTGCATACCGATCGACATATCTACCCGAACAAGTCCGCAGCCGAGCAGGCGGCCAAGGCGAAGCTCGCTGCGTTCAACCGTACCACTGCCAGCGTGCGCTTGCAGATGACCGGGCGCACCGACCTGTTCGCCGAGCGCTTGATCAATGCCCAGGGTTTCAAGGTGGGGTTGGATGGCCAGTACCTGGTCGACAGCGTCGAGCAGACCTTCGATGCCTCCGGCTGGTCGACCGCGGTGGAGTGCAACGGTGGCAAGAAGGGCAAGGCGAAAGCCAAGGGCAAGAAAAAGAAATCCGACAAGCCACTGAAGGTGGTCGATGTGAAACCGGCCTGAGTGGCCACAGCAGGAGATTCAAGATGACTGTCACTCTCAAACAACTGCAACAGATCCTCCCCAACGCCGGCACGCAAGCTGGCGTTTTTCTTCCCGTACTGAACGCGTCGATGGTGAAGTGGGGCATCGTCACCCCGCTGCGCAAGCGTGCGTTCCTGGCCCAGGTCGGCCATGAGTCTGGCCAGTTGCGCTACGTCCGCGAGTTGGGCGGCGATCAGTACCTGGCCAAGTACGACACCGGCAAGCTCGCGGCGCGGCTGGGCAACACGCTCGAAGCTGATGGCGACGGCCAAAAGTATCGCGGTCGTGGCCTGATCCAGGTGACCGGTCGTGGCAACTACCAGCGTTGCGGCGAAGCGCTGGGGCTTGATCTGCTCAACCACCCCGAATTGCTCGAGCGTCCGGAACACGCTGCCGACTCGGCCGGTTGGTTCTGGCACCTGGCCGGCCTCAACTCGCTGGCCGACAAGGGGCCGTCGGCGTTCGAGGCGATCACCCGGCGGATCAATGGTGGACTCAATGGTTTGGATGATCGTCTGGCGATCTACAAGCGAGCCGAGCAGGTGCTGATCTGATGTCCCTGGGCTGGAGATGGGGCGTGCTGGCCCTGGTGCTCGGGGCGGCAGTAGGTGCTCGCATTGCTTGGGTGTGGCAGACCGAGGAGCTTACCAAGCAGGCGGGGGGGTATGAGCGGCAGCTCGCTGCGAAAGACCTGGCGCATGGGCGCGAGCGTGAACAGGCCGCAGAAGCAGCGCTGGGGCAGGCGGCGATACACCAGGCACAACGACTCGACTTGGAGGATCGCCTGCAGGCTCAAGACAAAACACATTGGAAGGAGATGAACGATGCTCAACAAGCCCAGGCTCGCTTGCGTGATCGGCTGGCTACTGCTGATCTGCGGCTGTCAGTCCTACTCGACGCCGGATCCGTTGCCACCTCGAGTTGTGACGGTGGGATGCGAGCGCCCGCCGTCACCGGAGGCCTGGTGGATGGAGCCCTACGTGCCCAGCTTGACCCAGCGCATGCTCGAAGAATTATCGCCATCACCGACGAAGGCGATCGAGGACTGATCGCGTTGAAGGCCTGTCAGGCCTACGTTCGCGAAGTCACCAGGTAAAAGAGGCGAGCCGGGTGGATGCGTCAACATCCAGCCCGGCCCGCCGAACCCGCAGACCCTTCCTGCAAGTCCAGCCGCGGCCTCTGCCTTGTGCACAAAGCGCGGCGAGCCTATAGCCTGTTTATCCATACAGTAAAGACTTGCAAACAATGACCTCTCCTATCATCCCCTGGATGGGTGGCAAACGCCGCCTAGCCGACCGCTTGATCCCCCTCTTTCCCTCTCACGAATGCTATGTCGAAGTCTTCGCTGGCGGTGCCGCGTTGTACTTCATGCGTCCCCAGCCAGCCCATGTGGAAGAGTTCGTCCGCCAGTTCAAATGGGCGCTCAGCTCCCGCCAGATCTTCGAGTGGCAGAAGATGACCCGCCCCGAGACGCTGATCGATATCCAGCGTGCCGCCCGGTTCTTCTACCTGCAGCAGCACGCCTTCGGCGGCAAGGTCACCGGCCAGACGTTCGGTACCGCCACCACAGCCTACTTGGTAGGGTTGAAAGAGACCTTCTTGGCGTTGCCGCTCCAGTACTTGGCACTCATGCAGGCCGTCCAGAACAGTTCGATGGAGTCTTGCTCCCCATGGAGCATGCCTTGCAACTTCGCAAGGATCTCCGATAGGAGAATCGTTTCGCCATGGCGCAGTTTGACAATCCACGTCAACTCCGCTTTCGGCTCGTTCCAGTAACAAACGCCGCAATCACCGATGTCACGGTCTCCATCTAGCGCGAGGTTCTGGGTCAGGGTTTCATAGGGATTGATGCCTAGGACGGGTTTCGAGTAGTTCAGGCGATGATGGTCATACCAGTCGTCGCGCTGCGCCTTGGTCCAGTAGATGACGACCTCGTCTCTGATCTGCGCCTTGATGTCATCAATGCCGCGATGACGATAGATATAGTCATCCGCGACTTCATCGGACATGGTGCTGCCAAACTGACCCAGTGTGATCATGCTGATCGGAAGATCCTTTGATGGAGGCAACTTCTGCGCCTCTTCGCCACCGTGGCCTCGGACATAAACTCTGTAGATTGTCATTGGGTAATCCTTTGGTTGAACAACTTCCTTGAATGAATGTTAGGTGTAGCACAGGCGTAGCTTTTCGCAAGAAGCTGAGGAAGCAGAGAGTCGAATAAGAGGATGGCTACATGTCACCGGAAAAGCTCACTGTAGTGGTCATAAGGGGGGCTGAGTTTTCTATTTCAACGAGCAGTTACTGTCTTTTATAGTTTCGCTCTTACAATTCGTCCCTGCTTAACCTCATTGGAATAGGCCGTCAACCGGTCTTCAATTTCCTGGTAGCTATTCGTCATTCTGAGCAATTCCCTTGCTTCGGTTTCGAGCCCAACCTCGGATAACCGAACTGCAACCTTGAAAAGATCGACACCGGACCACTTGAGAATAGCAGCTGCTTGTTTCAGGTCTCGGCGCAGCTCTTGATTCGGTTTGGTAAGGCCCATGTAGCCTCCTTATGATCTCTATCAATGCTTATTTTTATTTTTCGGAGTCATAGTTTTTCATGATTTCTTTCCATATATAGCCATAGCTATAGCGAAGCCATGCAACTTTTAGTTTGTCAAAGGCTCGGCGTATCAAGCTAGATTCTCGGGCCTTGAGTTCGTTTTCTATTTCATTTAATAGCCAGTCGTCCTTGAAACCAGTCCATATAGGAGGGACTGGTGTCTCAAGGTTGCTGAAGCATACAGGGGCGACTTCTGAATACAGAATGTCTTCCACGATTTTTAAGTCATAGCCGCGAATGCGTTCTGCGATATGAGCGTAGTCGACGACGCTATCTACAAAAGTTTCAGCCAGGGCTATCTGGATACTCGCTTTCTCTTGCGGAGTCAGAATATGTCCCAATGCGAAAGCTCCTCCAGTTCATCATCGAAAGTATCGGCGATCACTCCGCCAGCTACACCTCCCGCGGCGCTTCCGATCAGTATGACGGCTATGGCGCATGCAGGGGCTGCCGGCCCACAAATAGCAGAGACGCCTAGTCCGGCCAGAAATCCCCCTGCGGCCCCTGTGCCTAAGATAGTCGCTTGGCGAGCACTTTCTTTGACCTTGTTGTCAGCTTCAAGTATTTCGTAAGTGGCTAGGGCCGCGGTCAGGATAATGCCAACCTTCCCCATAACGGACATGATCTTCGTGCCCGAGGTGAATTTGGCGTTGGCGCTTCCAGAGCGCTCTAGTGCTTTATATAGAACTTCTTTCTGCTGTGCTTTCGAAAGTTGATCGTAGTTTTGACCAAATTGAGTTTTAGACTTTTCGTTGAGGACGTCTGTATAGGTTTTGCCGCCTTGTTTCTTCTTTTGTACTATGGCTAAGCCATGGGCGGAAGTAAATTTGCGATGCTCAAACATGATTTTGTTGCGCATTTCATTACTGAATTTTGTACCTTCTTCAACGCTAATGTTGCCTGCTCGTACATCGGAGAAGATTTGTTCAGACATTCGTTTAATATTGCGTTGATAACTCGCACGGACTCGTTCGTCTTTTATTGCATCTATAGAGAACCGGGTTGCGGCACCCTCCATGCCAGCAACGGCCATTTCAAGAGGCGACTGCGTTAGCGTGTGTTCGCTTTTTACAATATAGCTGCCGGTCACTAAGTTAGGTTCAGTCATGAGAAGATCCTTATCCCAATATTTCTTTCAATAGTCCGTCTATGCTTGATGTAGTGCAGGTATCTTCATGCTGAGCAAATTCCAATGTATGACAAAGTTTTCCGGTAGGGTTGGAGAACTTGACTGTATTGGCCGAGTCAAAAGTTTCAGACATTGAGGAGCCGTCGTCAAAATATGCAGTGCACATAACTCCCGCATAGCTTTCAGATGCAGGAATAACGAAACCGATCCAGTTGGGAAGAATGTTCAGAGGCTCTGGAGGTATGAATGGTGCTGGCGTGTGGACGTCACCGATGATGATCGTACCGGAACCACCTATTACGATGCTGCCATGAGTACCGCCGGTATCGATAGTTGCAGCATTCTTGCCGTTGATGAATACCGTTGAGACTAAACCAGTCGATAGGCTGCTGCCGCAGGTACAAACATCGTCTTGGCGTGCAGCAGGGAGCCCGTCGAAGAAAACGTTTGGGGAGCCTGTAGCTATTGGGTTGGTGCCATGCCCTGGGATCGGGCAACTGGTTGAGTCGGTTTGGCGTGCGGCTGGTTTCGCCATGATGACCTCCTGTCAAAAAATCCTATGAGGATTCGACCTTAACAGAGCGATTGACAGTATTGGAACGTTTGAAGGTATTAGCGACAAGATGATTTGGTTTTTCCTGCTTCAAAATTGCTACATTGGTTAGGTGATTTTTGATGAGGGCCTGATGCTATAAAGCCTATAGCTTGGAGTTCGTCCAATCCATCATGGGGGCCGCGGAGAAGCGGCAAGGGCTCGGACTGGGTGGCGGGGTTCAAGGGGGGTGGAATGTCTGTCGCTTTGAGTGCAGCCGCGGGGGGTATGGTGCGCTGAGTTTATCAGGAAAGGTGCCGTGCCAGGTGTTTTGGGGCTTGGAGCAGGGGGACTGTAAATAAAACAATCCCCCTTTTCGATTTATTCCGGATTAAACGGGAGTGAACGTTACCGTCGCACTTCCAGAGTTATCGCGGACATTGAGTTGATCTACGATAAAAACATAAACCGGATAGTCACCGTCAACTTTAATTACCGTTCCTTCCGACGTGTTGACCGTATAGAACCATTTTTCATAGTTTCCATCCTTGAGCGGAGTCGTACTGAAAAGAATGACCTGTTGTATATAAGCACTGCCACCAAATTTCATCGTATCTTCCGATAGCGTGACTGCGTACTTACCGGTCGTCAGATTTACCGTTATCGCCCCGCTGCCGCTTTCTGAAAGATTCGTCAGATTTATTGCCGAAAGCGCATTTATCGTAATTTTAGTAGTAGACAT